CAGTCAGCTTATTGATTACTGTATCAGCATAACTATCCTGCATTGTTCCACTTGTCCAGGTAAACGTATGATCAAAGAAGAACACAACTTCTTTGTTCAACTTATTGGCATAGTAATCACAAAACATCTTAACTACATCCTGAAGCTTTCCAGGTGTCTTGATAAAGAATGATTTGAGTATTCTTAGTTCACCGGTTTCTTCATTCACCTGACCTGCACATAAGGTTGATATAGCACTGTTACAATCACACCCAATGTATATAGGTTTACTGAAGTCTAGGTCACCATCACCTATACACCCATATGAAGATAGTTTCTTCCAATTTGTTTTCTTTGACTTACCAATCAGATCCATGTTCTGAATCTTACCATTGTCACCAGGTATATCGAAATGATCTTCAGTGAGCGCAGAGTAGAACCCATTGGGTACACGGAATAGTCGTTCATTCAGGAATGCAGTACGCCATATAAGGTTAGGAGAATCACGATACATTTGCCAAATGAAGTCTTTACCAACAACTTCCATATTTTCAAATATATCGTACTCAGCATAATATACTGTAAACTCACGATCTTTTCCTTCTTGTGGTATAACGGGTTTTTGAAATTTTCTAGCAAGATCGATATCAGATAACAATTCACGGAGCATTCTTTTATCATAGTCAGTTCTGAGTTCTTCAGGTATAATGAAGTACTTAACCATGTCCTTATACAGATTCCTTATAAAGTTTATATGTGAACTAGACACTTCTCTATCCTTATCTAATATCCATTTACCAATCTTAGATGTTGGCATATCAGTAGAATAAAGAACTGAATGGTGGTGAGGGCAATCGCCAAAGTATTGCTCATTACCACGATTGGCCGGAACTACTTCCGATTTTATTTTCTCGTAGGATAGAAACTTAGCTTCAGGACCAATAACCCAGTCAAGCGACATGGAGTTTGCAGACATGCCCTGATTGAATGAAAGCACAACTAAGATAGTACCATTCCAAAAATGCAAACAGTTTTCCCATGCACTTTTCATAGGTCTTCTCTTTGGCATTTTGAAATTCATATCTGCAGGTGCTTTTCTACCTACGAAAAAATGAACTCCCTCATGATACCCCCAAGTTGATAATGCATGACATATTGCCGGCAATGTATTACCCCAGGCTTTGGAATAAGTTGGAGAAAGTAGCGCACCGGTAGAACCGGGCATCTCCCAAACATTTCGAATAATGAACCTGGCATCAATCCCCTCAGATTTACCCGTTCCGCGTGATGCAACAATATATTCATCGTGAGCAGAAACAAGCATGGCATCACGTTGAGCGTTATTGAAAAATCTTTTTACGACCTCTTCATGTCTAAGGAGTACGGATGCTGGTGGCTGAATAAATTCGTTCATAGATCTTCAGCGTTACTAATCAAATTTTTTTTGAATAATGCTCTGAACTTTTTCCGCTCTTCCTCTAAGTTTTCAATTGGTTCAAGATTCAGTACAGTAACATCATCGGTGACAACCATACTTGGTGGAATCATTTCAGTCCAATCAATAGCATCATCTTCTTTGTCAGCTCTAGTGTATTTACCGATTTTATCTAAACATGCAGCAATTCCTTTGCTATCGTTTTTATTAATACCAATTTGATAGCCTTTCTTAGCCCCTTCAACGATCATATAGCGATACCAGGCTTTAGATGACAGCTGAATACTACCAACCATTTTACGAAGTGCTGCAACGTCTCTATAAGCCTGTGATTGACTTACAGCTTCACAAGCTCCACCACAACCACACATTAGGAAATTGACTATTTCAGTATCTTGCTTGAGTGGTTCTGCCAGCAAAACCGATACGCAAAGCATTAATCGCTCCTTGATTTCCATTTGTCCGGGTGTAAGGTATTTTTCAGCTTCTTCAGCCGGCATATATAAGCACCTTTCTACTTTCTCATATACGGTAAGTTCTTTTGTAGCCATAGTTTATATCATTTGTTCGGTTAGATATTTATCGGCAATGGGTTCAGCTGCTGGACTACCATGTTTGGCCAGTTTGATAACTGTCTTTCTTAGCTCAAGTTTAGTGGTAAGCCTTCCACGGTGAAAGGCCATATAAACCGGTGAGTTTATATGGTTTTTGACAACTTCTATCAATAGCGATCTTTTCTCGGCAGGCAAACCAAGAAGTATGGCTATTTCTTCAGCCGGCAATAGCGCAGCTGCCATCTCTTCAACCCGTATCAATTCTTCATCAGTCAAGTTCATAGGGCATTGCTTCGCTGTAGTATTTATCAAATTGTTCATTGAAAAAATCGAAGTATTTTCCTGCAGTAAAATAAAATCCGGCTTCAATTCTCCTTGGTTGATTCAGATTTGCAGATCCAACTATACCAAAAGCGTTGGTTTCATTTTGTAACAAAAGTATTTTAGCATGATTGCTGTCAATCCTGATATCAGGAGTGATATTCATTGCGAAAAGCAACATATCAAGTTTGTGCCTCTTTACAGTAGCATCCAGCAACAAAGTAAGCTTTGTGATCATACCTGAATCAACCTGGAAGAACAATGGCCTCAGGCTGTCTTCAGATACGCTAAATGTGGCTATCTTGACACTTGCAGGACCAGTTCTTTGTAAAAGAAAAGGCAATACGTCGTGTATTGCCCATTCTCCTTTATGAATCAAAGGTTCGATTGTTCCAGGGCGTTCATGCCCGCGGAACAATCGATCAAACTCACTACTTATCATCACCACCCTTTGAGCTATCAACATCGGTAGCAGGAGCAGGCTCCAATTTTGCCTTGAGTTCAGCAAGTTCAATCTCATAAGCTTCAATGCGTTTCAAAGCATTGGCTTTAATAGTTTCCTTGTCTGAATTTTCTGCCACATCCTTTGAACGAGCAATGTTTTCCTGAAGTCTGATAACCCGACGTGCCATTTGAGCGCCGGCAATGGTTGGATCATCATCATAAGCAGGAACTTCAATCGTGAAATCTTCAGTCTGGCGACCTTCACTCCAGGCATCGATATCTTCCCAGTTCTGACGACGTTCGTCATCTAACTCAAGCAGTTGTTTTACCAAATTCTCACGAGTCTTATGATGAAGCCCCTCAACAGCCATTTGCGTATGAATAGTTGCCATTAATGGAGTGATCAGTTGATTACGCTCAAATTTCTTTTGAAGATCTTCCGGCATATCCTTCAGGGCAACGATCTGAATACCACGTTTGGCTTTGAGCGCTTCAATTTCAGTTTCCAAATTAGTAATCTGACTCTCATACGCTTCAATAGTATCTTCAGCTTCGTTCAAATCTGCTTCCAGGTCTTCCACATTTTCATTCAAATCTTCATTTTCGGAAATCAATTCCTGATTTTCTGATTTCAACGTTATAAGTTTTTCCTTGAGTGCTAAAATCTTCTGATTTTTTTCTTCAATAGTAGCCAGTGTAGCTGGATCCAAATCGGTAGATTTCAAAATCAATTCAAAATTCTCAAAAGCTTTGGGATTAACCTTAATCTTATGAGCGATAGCAGCTACCTTATTAATCAGCATAGTGAAATGCGAATCAAACTGGTCTTTTTCCTTTTCAATTTCCTGAAAAAACGCAAGGTATTTCTTCTTGATATCCTCGGGTGCTAACTGCGAGAATATGGCTAATCCATCCTGGTATCTACCGGATGGATTAGCTAGCCATGATTCAATAATTTTCAGCATATACTTCAGTCTTAATCGAACAATGCATCAATGTCGATAGGTGTAGCAAGATAAACGTAAGGAGCTTTAGAGTCAGCTGAGTAAGTGACTTTCAATCCACGTCTGTCAGCACGTTTTTGTCCACCATCATACTCAAATTTAAGATTACACAATAATCCGGGTTGGCCAATAATTAATTGATTACCATCCGTATCAGGTATGATAAGATATCCTGGAGTATTATTTAATTTTCGAGCTGCTGCAGCATATTCTTTTTTGCTGCCGGCACGGAAGAACTCACCATCGATAGCAAAGCTTTGGCCCTCATTTTCGCCCTGTGCTTTTGCAGTATATTTCACTGTACCATCGGTACATTCAATACCAATCGGTTTAGCTCCTGTAAGAGCAGCTTTATAAGTAAAGGCACCCGTTGCAGTAGCATAATCAGCATCAGCAGTAATAGTTGCTGCAAGCTCAGGAACTTCGCTTAGCCAGCGAGCCGGAATGAATGCAATTCGGGATTTAAATCCCCCCATATTGTCAGCTCCTTCTAAGCCAACAATAGGATCAAAATTTTCAGCCATATTTTTATATGAATTAATTTGTTTGACAATAAATCAATCCTGCCGATCAGTCAGCAGGATTGATTTGATTACTTATTAATAGTCTCCGGCCAAATTCATGGCTGTATTCGTCTGTTCGTTGGTATAGAATACCTTAGGGTTAATATCCTGAATACGAGTATCGTAAGCAGCTTGAATCCAAAATTGCATGTCATTCGGATCTTCAAATATTGCTCTTACCTGACAGAATTGGGCAGCAACTTGAGTATTAAACCCAATGTCAAATAAACCAGGTTTATGCAACATCAATTTTGAACCCTTACCAACAGCTTCGTGAGTATTGAACTCTAGTCCAGGAATGAATGCATCTTCACGCAAGCATTCAAGTAAACGGGCAACTGTAGGATATTCAGTCATTTTTAATCTCAAACGCAAAGCTGCACGAGCTGCTTTAATTACAGTTTGTGCACAAGTCAACAATGGAGCACCACCTTGAGAAGTACGAAGTGAAGAATGTGCATCACCTAACCAGTCAACCAGACTATCATAAGCTGAATAGTCAGTCTCTGTAGTTGGATCCGCAAAAGCTCCAGAAATTTTCAAGTTTTTATTTCCAGTTGAAATAAGACCCGCAGTTGTGAATACATCCAATTTTGTGAAAAATCCATCAAAAGCAGTCATTGGAGAGAATACGCTTTCATCACGTTCAGCAAAAAACAATGAATAAACAACATCTTCAGCATGTGAAATGATACTATTATTCACAATAAGCATTTCAAGCGGATGATTCTTCGTTTTATTATCAACCGCTTTACCGGCTAGGGTGAGAATTTTTTTGTCAGTGTAAAGCGAGATGTTATCTTTCGATTTTGCAACAGTCAAAACAGGTTTAAGAGTTGCTTCAAAAAATTTCATCATTTCTTCCTGATAATCGATAAGCATTCCGGGTTTGTACGGACCAGTTGCCCCAGCTTTACGTTGAAGTGTAGTAACTACATCTTCATTTTCAACTTCCTGAATATTTAGACGAAGTATGCCTGCCACGTCATTCAACTTCACATAGGGTAAAGCTCTTAATTGCGGATCATAGGTTTTAGCAGCCTGGCTAATACCATCTACATTTACAATAGGTTTTTTTAGTGCCATTTTATTTCAATTTTACAAATTTGTCAAGCCCCTCAGCTACTATTTTTTCTGCGATAGCAGCAGTATCTCCTTTATTGCTTTCTAAAAAAGAAACGAGTTCATTACCTTGTACAGCCGAAGCTTCAGCTTTTGGCTTTTCAGTACTTACCGATTCAGCTCCTGGAAGCTGGCGTAACTCAGCGTTTTCTGATTTCAAGTCGTCACGTTCTTTGGTCACAGTTGTAACCGTACCATTCAGCGTTTCAACTTTAGACTCCAGATCCTTTACTTTGGCCGACAACGTTTCGTCAACCTTTACATTGTCACTAGCCGTAAGAGCCTCCTCAATAAATTCAGGAGTAACGTCATCGGCTTTCATTCCTTCGTTCACTTTTAGGATCGAAGCAACAAGAGCATCATGCTTAGTTGCTTTTCCTGTCAGTTTTTCAAATTCATCTTTTGATAACCACATATTATTTATAAATAAAAAGAATTAATAAATTCATCGAATGTCCCTATTGCATTGATCATCCCCATATCCATAGCTTGAGGCGCGAAAAATGTTTTACCGGTTGCCCAGTCTTTACGATCTGCCTTCAGCTGATCGCCAAGGTTTGTTTCAACCATTGATAGGAATGATTCATTCACCTGGTTGATGAGTTCCTTGAGTAATTTATCGTTACCCTTGAGTGCCTGAATGAATGGTTGGTTTTTATCGCTGGAAGCATCTGCATAGATTTCAAGGATATTGATCCCTAAAGCTTCGTAGTATTTTGAATAGTCAACAATAGTTGCATAGGTTCCAAAGCTGCCAAAGCCGGCATCCTTGTTATTTGCCATACGGAAATCACAAGCTGTAGCAATACCGGCAGCTGCCGAGTAAGCAGCATCATCAATGAATGCACCGGTAGAAACTCTACCTTTTATTTCAGTAATGGTATCGCTCATTAATCGCATGGCGCGAGTTTCACCACCACCGGAGTCAATCTTGAATCCTACACCAATAATATTTTTATTGTATGAGCAACGAATAGCCAGTTCCGATTTTGTTGCCATTCCGGATGGTCCACATTGTTGATCATACTTTGTAATAGCACCACCAACATTAATGATAGCGATTGAATCTTTGGGAGCATCTTCAGGAGCTGACCAGCTACCGTATTCTGAAACCTGAAAAACGCCATTTTTTAGAACATAAGAAGAAATACCATTACGTTCCGAAAATTCTTTCTGATCGCTATTGCTTGAGCTTTTTATTACTTCAGGAGCACGATCACCTTTCAGATAGGAGGCAATCAGCGGAAGATAATTGGCCACATAGTCCCTATCCATAGACCAGATACCATTCAATATGTTGTGTAAAGCGAGCATAAGCAGGTTTTTTTGAATAAAAAAAGCAGTATTATTGAAAATTGCTCTGCAATGATACTGCCTCATTCAACCTATTTAAAGGACTATTATTCGATCAAAACTAACTCAGGATGCCTCATTACCCCCGAAATAGTGAGTTTAGTACCGGAGTATCCGTTAGCCTGGCTTGGATTTACATTCTCAGGTTTTACTGTCAATGGCGTTTCTTTATCACCGGCAACCAATACATCGCCATTACCGGTAACGTACTTTATTAAAAATTTACGCATTTGAAAACTTACCAGTTCGCCGTAATGCGATAAGCTGAAACGAGGGCAAAAAATTGTACCGGCTACGGTATAAGGTGTCAATCCGGATTCATCACCTGGTGTCACAGTAATTTCAATTTTTCCAGGAGTAGCCGGAATTTCAATCCAGGGTTTATCAATCGGTAGTGAAATCATTATTTTGGATCCAACCACCGCACAACTTTTCACATTTTCGGCAATCGCATACGAAGCCGATACAATTCCACCAATATTATCCATAATTCTATTAAATTTTTATATTAATTAACTGATAATTAAACACTTCGCCATTTATACCGCCAATATTGGACAAAACACCGAACTTTATGCACAAAATAAATTCAAACTTTAACAGTTTTTTTTCGTTTATATTTTCTTACATCTTTCTTCCTGAAATTATCCCGCCAACGGTAATAGTTTTTCAAGAGAGCATCGGTTGTGATGTTTTCAATGCGATACATGCATATAAAATAATTGGCCGTAACATCATAGTTTTGATCTTCATCATGTTTTTTTTGCTTGAGCATTGTATGAAGCTCTTCCCAAAACAAAAGTTCAATTCGTTTCTGAATGATTGAACACGATTTTTCAGATAGATAATTATAACAGGCCGGATTCTTTCTAAATCCATCACTGTCACCGTTCATTCGGTTTGGAAGCACTATTTGAAGATTACCCTCATCAACATGATAATTGCACGGACGTTTCTGTAGAAGATCATAAATAGTAATATATAAATCCGTTTTTGGTGGAAATGCCACCGGTTCGGTGAAATCTTCGCCCCACTTTCCGATGCAGTATTCTGCCAGGTGCGGTTTAATGGTGATTTTAGTAGTGTTCATATATTATTTTTTGAAAATTAAATTATTTACAGTCAGATAATTAAACTCAAATACAAGATACTAAATATTCACATATGTACCAAACATTTTGATTATTTTTTTCACTACCTGAACTACCCCCCTCGACTGATTATAGCTTTTGGGTTCGTGCTTTCGTGCAAAATTGGATTTAATTATATATAAATATCTGAATATTAATTAATTAACACCGTACAAAATTTTGTACAAAACCGTTTTTTTGAGGGATTATCCGTACAAATATTCTTTTTTGTCAATTTAGTGCAAATAGTACGGAATAGTACGAAATCCGTACATAGCTAAAAAATTGATTTTGAAACAATTAGTTTTTGAAAATTAAAGTTTGTACGATTGTACTTTTTTTTCTCCTTTTTTTAGATAGTCATTTTTCAAAAAAAGGAAAATATATAAAAAAAGAATATTATATGTGTCTTACCTTTTTTTGAGTGATATCTCCGGAGAATTTATTCTGCAGGATCCCGGAGTTTGATACCTTTTTTTATGCGTGGAATCTGTCGCTTCTCCCGGGGATGTATTACCTTTTTTTGAACGTTGGTACCGGCCGGATTTTCGGGGTTCAATTGACCATTTTTTTTTCATACGGTAGTAAGGGGGAGCGGGGGATTTGAACCAAAAAAAATTATATGGTCTGAGTTGCAAGGCAACTCAGGGAGTTGTTTCGTTCGGCTAACCGCCGAACATGTAAGAAGCCGACAAATAGCCGGCTTCTTGTTGAATTACTTTCGTCTCTGATTACTATTCAGAAACAGTTACTGAAATGACAGGAATCCATTGCGCTTCGTCTTTCGGAACACCTGGTTCTTTTTTAGGTGATATCAGATAAATGCTTTCTCTGTCTAAGTAATCACATCTTCCTGTTATTACTCCTGTCGTTCCGGTTACAGTGTCTGTACCGGTTTTTCCTAAGTTAGGATCTTTTTCCATATTGTTTATTGAGTTTTAATTAAGCCCGCTCAAAGCTATTTGTATATTAGAAGTTTGTTTTATCCCATTTAATTACAGTTTCTATTGTAATCCTTTCTGGCGATGCATGCGCTAAACAATATGTAGCAAACTGTCGCATATCTTCAAAAGAAAACCTCTCTTTGAAAGGATCATTCTCTGCTATTAATTCACCTGTTTTTTCATATACTTGAGTAACTCTTCGAACTGGATCAGTTTCAATTCCTTTCCCACGTCTTTCTAGTGAAGTAATAATTACTTCTTTGCATTCTATTTCTGGCATGATTACTCCTCCTTTGTTGTTTTATACTTATCTAATATTCTGTGAATTGTTTTCTCTTCTTCTCGCCACTCAGGTATATAGCAATGAGAGCAAAGGTCATGATCATCATCAATCCAAAAGCAATTTCCATGTTCAGGATGGTTACAAGCATTATTATCTACACAGCCACAGACTTTACAAACGCCATAAGGACCAATGAACTTCTTTAGTTTAGTGTCTGCAGGAACATATAACGGATGTCGTGGACTGCCATCTCTGTTCTGCAGAAGACAAACACCATCCGGGAATAATTTGATTACTTCTTTTGCCCTGTCTTTAGCTTCAGGGAAAGATCCCCAGGCAAATACAATTTCAGAGCACGTTTTCCCCAAATCCTTTAAAAACTGATCGTTGAATTTACCGACAGGATCTGCACATTTCTTCAGCTCTTCCGGATAAGCTGTTACGTAAGCAAATAGATTGACCATCATTACAGAGCCATAACCATTGTCTTTGGCAAATCGTTTTACTCGCCTAATGGTTGGATCATCTTCCGTTTCGTTAGCCGTAGAAGGGTTTAATCCAATAAACATAATGGTTGTAAGAGTAGGATCCCAAATTCTGTAGAGTGCATATCGATAGGACCTATCTTCACCAAAAATGGCTCCGTTTCCTTTGATATCATAAAGTTCTAAATGATTTAATTTTTCCATATAATTTTATTTCAATATTTAACAAAGATTTTTTCAAAAAACATCGACTTTTTTAATTTCTCAAGATATATATAATAAAAACCCTTTTATTATGAAAAAAAATACCTTGAAAAAAGCAAAAGAGATTATCAGTTTAGTTATCAAAATCGGATTATTCATCATGAAAATTATTAAGTTTATCAACTCACTATCCTAAGTAGTTAGCATAGTAAACTTCACTAATAAATTCAAACTCCGCCGGTAGTTTTTTCACTCCAACTATCACGGCCATACCGCGTGCGGCCATCTCATACAATTGCTGGTTCATATTAGGCGACTGGCGGAAGTTATGCAGGTCGGCCAACACGAAGAACGATCCTGGCACATTGCACTCGTAAACCGACGGTTTAATCAGTTTGCCGGCATCGCTCGGAGTCATAGCAAACCCACACTCCACGGCTACCTTCTGCAGCAGCTTCCGCCTGGTATCAGGATCCGACGAAATGATTACTTTGATTTTGTTTTGCTTTTGCATATTAGTATGGCATTTCTTCATCCATTGCCGGCCGAAGCGCTAATTCATAAACTTCATAATTACCTAAATCTCCATCAGGTTGACTCATCACATGCTCTAAAATGGCCTCTTGATCGAAATCATCCTCTATTTCACACTCAAAATAATGATCCGGTTCAGTTCCTGGAATGTGGTGTATAAAATACTTTTGCTTTTTCATTATTTCAGTTTGAATTTTGTTAGAGGAGATAGACCTATTTTTCTGCGAATTCGATCACGACGAATAGTTTCATTCCTGGTTTTATGTACGCGTTCAACGAGCAATCTATCTGTTTTCATCTTTGGTATATGCCCGGGTTTAAATTGGTATTTCTCTCCTCCTGGAACAGTCCATCCTTTTTGACCCTTTGTTTTGTTTGGCGAACGGGCATCTTTGGCCATAGCAGAAATGACAGTTCTATTTT